GAACTTAATCTCTTCCGCAGAGCGGACAAATCAACGGGCCCGGCCAAGGGCACACTGACCGTTCGATACGGGACAGATTTTTTCTTTACGTCATCGCGCGTTACCGGCGCTGGAGTGAACTCGCTCGCCAAACCGCCGCGGACAAAGGCAACCCTCCTGACGGGGGGCGCCGCGGCGGCTTCAAATTCTGGCAACTGTGACAAGCAGTTCAACGACTCCAACAACGGTCCCCGGTCCTCCTCTCGAACCCAAACCGTCTTGAACGGTCGAGGAGGAAGGAGGCGGTAGAAAGGAGCGGACTTCAGGCGAGAACGCCAGACCTTCAGTCCGCGGACGCGAGGAGGCTTCAGAGATCTCCATTTGAGCCACGAGGTTTCAAACCCCGTGAGAGATAACTCTGAAAAATACTCTCTCTCCAAAGAGATGGTGGATTTCGACCACCCAGGAGCCCACGCAAGCTCCAAGAGAGTATCAAAAAACTCCTCTTGTTCGCCCTCCCTTCCACGCGCCTCCTTAAGAGGCACCCTCCTCCACCCCGGAGGAAGCTTAACTTGACCTTCCAGCTTCGTCGGCGGAGTCGGGAGTTTGCACTCCCGACCAAACCGATCCACTGGAACTGAATTGAGGTACCAGAGCTCACGATACCATAGCTCTGTTGCCTTAAGCATCCTCTCCGTGGCGGAAATCCCCAAACCGCGCACCACACTCCTTCCCGTCTTCCTTATCAACCCTTTCCTTTGTTCCAACCACAAGGCACCCAACTCCTCCCTTAGATCTCCTTTAAACCCAGACAAGAAGCTCCGAAAAGCCCCCGCCAGTCCGTTAGGATAACTACAACGACCGCGCGACAACGAAGTGAAGCGTACGACAGGAACCAGTCGAACGCAACGAGACGTCGCGCGGAAGAAGTGAGAATTGAGGGAAAAGTAGGTGCAGCTGACGGTCGTCTTGCCAGGAGACAAACGCAGGCCAACGGACGAGACAAAACTCGCCCACCTGTCGTAAGCCTCCCGGCTCGAACGAAAAACGATGTCATCCCCGTTGATCTTCACAGGCACGCCGGGTCCGAAGACCCATCGAAAAGCGGCGTAATTCTGCAGACACAACAAGGGAAAACATAGCAAAGAACCCATCAGCTGACGAGTGGTAAGGACTGGCTCCGCGAGGTCAGGGTACTGAATCCGCACGCGCAGAAAGCGCTGCGCCATCGCCCAAATCCCAGAGGGGATAAAGCGAGAGCGCTTCTCTGCAACCGACAACAAGACCTCTGCCGAGGAAACAGGCAGATGGTCCGTTGCGGATTCATAATCACCCGAAACAAACACTTCACCCTTCACGCGTTTAAATTCACGGAACGCGTTGGGTGAGGCTTCACCTCGCAAGAGCCAAGGGAATTCCGAAAGACGAGAGTAGAGACATTTGTGCAAAGGTTTCAAGACCTGGTCGGCTTCTGACATGATTGTAACGGCACGCTCCTTCCCATCGCAGGGAGCCACCATGAAGTCCACAATCCCATCAGACTCGACCGGGAGATCGCCCATCGCCTTCAGGGCATGGATCTCCCGGTCGGGTTCCATCGAACGCCAACCACCATCCTTTCTTTTCCGACCCCTGACCGACTTCAACGTCGGGACGTCGGCATGCACAAACCGGTGATAATCGCGATCCCACCCCTTCTCAAAAATCTCACCTGCTATACGTTCAAGATGGGCAACATACCCAGCAGGCAGAGGGACCTCGGGAGCTGTAACTCTCGACCGATGGTCAGAAGGGGTGGGAGGGTCCACCACGGGTAGGAGTTTCCTCCAGAGAAAAAGGGAACCTTCTACTGTCACTCTCAACCGCGAAGGGAGCGGTCGGAGGGAGGAGCGCCACGGGTGTGGCCGGCTTTCAAGGAGTGCCGTGGAAAACTCCTTGCCGTTCTTTACAGCGGAGCGGACGTCCAAAGGAACAGCCTCGAGTGGCACAGGAAGAGAGACCCCAAGGCCTCTCTCCATGACCACTGACGCCTCCTTCAAGAGACGAACCGCTTCGGCCCAAGACTGGGCAGCACCTGTCACCGCCTGAGGGCGCATTACGACAGGTGAACCTTTACCCATTAGTATGAAACAAGACTAATGGCAGCACGTCTGGAT